GTGATACGGAAGCTGCGGACGCTGCTACTGAAAATAAGCGCCGTAATACGATGTGGAAATCTGAAACGATTTTTAGACCGACAAATGAATGTCCATCTGGTCAAGGCGTATTCCTAGTTGAATACAACTATTATGGCGAGATTATTAAGCAGAGCCTAAATTACTGCGTCCCATTCCCAGCCCAAAATTCATTTACAGGATCAGCTGCTGGAACTGGTGTTATAACTGCAACTACTGGACTAGCAAGCACTACTGGGTCTAGTGCAACTACTGCCACTACTGCTGGCATTACTATTAATGTTAATGCTCCATCAGCTATTGATTCTGAAGGATTCACTAGGTCGGTTATCCAAGCTCTTAACGAAAGTCAATCTCGGACTGGCTCACTAGATCAGTTAGCAATATGACCGCTTGGAGTCCCGTCTATAGAGTCAAGGTTAATGGCTCAACAGTAACTAGCGCGACCCTAAGCGGTCTCACTATTACTTCAGGGCGAACAGATATTTATAGCCAGCCTCTAGCAGGTTATTGCAGTTTAACTCTAATTGAAACAGCTGAGGCATCAGTTCCATTTGAGGTTAATGACGCAGTTACCATTGAAGTCAAAAATTCTGCCAATGCTTATGTAAATTTATTTGGTGGGTTTATAACAGATTTAGGCATTACAGTTCAAACTTCGGGTTCTACTGCTACGAGCCAGCAAATCAAAATAACTGCCGTAGGAGCTTTGGCTAGGCTCAATCGTTCTATTTATACTGGCAACTTTGCTCATCAATTTGATGGCGACCGCATCGAAGAAATTTTAAGCACAGTCTTATTTGACCAATGGAATGAACTCCCAGCTGCCGAAACTTGGAATGGTTATGATCCCACAGTTCAATGGCAGGATGCAGAAAATAGCGGTCTAGGTGAAATAGATACTCCTGGGGATTATGAACTTCATTCGGAAAACAATTTAAACGACACAGTTTACAATCTTGCTTCTCGCTTTGCTACCAGCGGACTTGGATACTTATACGAGGATAATCAAGGTTTAATCGGGTATGCAGATTCTACTCATAGATCGGAATATTTAGCGGCCAATGGTTATATTGACCTAGACGGCAATCACTCTATTGGCCCTGGACTTTCAATTATTAAAAGGGCTGGGGATGTAAGAAATTCAATCACTATCGGCTACGGCACTTCTAGCGCTAATGTAACTGATCAGGATTTAGCATCAATATCAGAATATGGATTGCTTGCTTCTACCATAGCGACCACACTTCGCAATCAAGGAGATGCTGAGGATCAAGCAGCCTTCTATCTACTTATCCGCGCCTATCCTCAATTTGCCTTAAGGCAGATAACTTTCCCAATTGCCAGCGGTGAAATCGACAATTCAGACCGAGATAACCTTCTTGGCGTATTTATGGGCCAACCGCTGAATATCATTAACTTGCCAGCCAATATGGTAGGCGGTGAATTTCAAGGATTTGTCGAGGGATGGACTTGGACTGCCAGCCTAAATCAGCTAAACCTAACTCTAAATGTATCGCCTATTGCTTTCAGCCTTCAGGCGTTCAGATGGAACTCAGTCCCAGCGACCGAGACTTGGAATACAATAAGCCCGACTTTGGACTGGCTCAACGCTACAATAGTTGCATAGGAGACTAAATGCCAACGACAAGTAATTTTGGCTGGACAACCCCAGCTGATACAGATTTAGTAAAGGATGGCGCAGCTGCCATCCGCACTTTAGGCAATGGAATTGATACTTCATTCCTTGATTTAAAAGGCGGAACAAGCGGACAAGTTTTATCAAAGAATTCAAATACAGACCTTGATTACACTTGGGTTACTCCCAATGTTGGAGATATAACCGAAGTTCAAGCTGGTGTAGGAATATCAGTTGCTTCTGGAACTGGGCCTATACCAATCATCACAAACAGTTCTACTGATCTTATTACTACTGCTGGTGATTTACTTTACGGAACGGCAGCAGATACAGTAGCTAGGTTAGGTATTGGAACGGCTAATCAGGTTCTTGCAGTTAATTCAGGCGCAACTGCCCCAGAATGGAAAACAGTAGCATCTGGCGGTATGACGAGTATTGCATCTGGAAATTTATCAACTAGCTCAAGCACTTTATCTTTGACTAGCATCTCAACTGATTACAATGATTTGAGATTAGTAATCAGAGATATACGCCCAACAAATAATGATAAAAGTTTAGGTATTCAAGTTAATTCTGTAAGTGATAATGATTTCTTTTATTACAATTCATCTGGAGTTGGTGCTGTTTATGGTAATGCAACAGTAAATGCTATTGCAGGCGGTATGGCCAACAGCAATGATGAAAATTATTTAATAGTAGATTTTCTTGATTATGCAAATACAGACAGTGCAAAGTGTATAGAATCTGTATTAAAATACAATGAAGCTGGTGGACAAGCTGGCAAAATTGCAAAAGTATCAGGTGCAGCCAATACAACTTCTGCCATTACTTCTATTTCAATCATTATGTCTGGTTCAGATAATTTTGGTCTTGCAGGTTCCTATGTTCTATATGGAGTAAAATAATGACGAAAATAATTCATAATGTTGAAACAGGTCAAACTGAAGTAGTGCCTTTATCTGAAAGCGATATTGCTTTAGGGCAAAGTATCCAAGATGAATTAGAGGCAAGACAAGCCGCCAAAGACCAAGCGCAGGCAAAATTGCTTGCTCTTGGTCTAAGCATTGACGATCTCAAAGCACTCGGCCTCTAGGCTAAGCACAATCTATAAAGATTATGGCGAAACTATGTGCAGCAGGTATTCAGCTTCGGGAGCAAATCGATGATGATTATCCTGATCGCGATAGGAAGTCTGATGGCTGGATTGCTGACGCTCGCCACCTTGCTAAAGGCAGTTCTGACCATATACCAATCGATGGAATCGTTAGAGCTTTAGATATTGATGCTGATTTATCAGCTCACAAAGAAGAGGCTTACGCGCTAGTTGAAAAGATTCGCAAGTTAGCCAAGAACGGCGATAAGCGAATTAAATACATAATCTACGATGGAAAGATTATGAGTCCGATACTGGGATGGAAGCGCAGAGCTTATAAAGGCGCTAACCCTCACCGGTCGCATTTCCATATTTCATTTACAACTTTGGGAGACAAAGATGGCAGTTATTTCAACCTCGAAGGAGAAGCTAATGAGCGACCTAAAGAAGATGGCAGAGAGCTGGGCAAAGACATTCCTAGCAACGGCACTAGCGACTTATCTAGCAGTCGGTTTAGATGTCGATGCAATTGCCAATGCAGCTCTCGTATCAGTCTTGCCTAGCATCATCAATTGGCTTAACCCTAACTACGAGCGTTACGGCAAAGTCCGTTAATGCCAGCGGCTGACTTGGCCACCTTAGTCGCCTCAGTATTGGGATCTATTGCTCTACTGATTGCTGGCCTTCGCTACATAATTAAATTGGAGAATATTCCAATAGTGTCGCGCCTTGATAAAATGGAGTCTCAGCTAGAATTGGCCCTAGCGAAAGGGGTCAGAAATGGCAACGCGAAAGCGCGTAAGTAAAAAGCCAGTTAAGCGTCCAAAAAGACGCAGGACTACTAAAGAAACCCCATTAACAAAGCTTGATTTCTGGGCTATTGCTGCTAACGAAGTTTATAAAGCTTGTCGCAGAGCAGGGATGGATGAGGGAACTGCCTTGGCTTTTGCTATGGATCGCAGCTCTTATCCCGATTGGATAGTCCCTGCTGATGACCCAATTAAGAAGATTGGTTGGGAAGATGGAGAAGAGGACAACTAATCTACTTCCGAGAGGTTGAGCTCTTTGAGGCTCTCAAGTCGCTTTATCCAGACTTGACGCCTTTATCAGCGACCGACCGAGCGGATGGCATAACCCATAACGCCTTTATTGAACTTAAGTGCCGTAGAACCCACTATGAGACTTTGATGATTGAGAAGAAGAAGTGGGATTATCTGGCCGATATAAGGGCTAGAACGGGCTCTAAGACCCTTTATATAAACGCGACACCTAAAGGGGTCTATCAATTTGACTTAGGGGCTATAACCGAGCCTGAGTGGGCTTTAAAGCGGTTGCCTATAACTACTGACTTTGCCAACAAAGCCACCAATGAGCGACTAGCTGGCTTTTTAGATATACGACTCGCCGACTTATTGCTTGTCTAAATCTATTTACACCCTTAATCTATTTACCTAAATCCATTTAGGGTTTAGAGATTAGGGAGCAAAATGATAAATAAAGTAACCCTAATTCGATTTGATTCTCAAGCAGGGGCTTGGACTGATGAGACAAATTGGGTTAAGGGATCAATAATCAGACGATTCGCTAAAGAGCGGATGGGTAAGAAGCAGCTGAGAGGCCGTTTATCTAAGGCTGAAATCTCTGCATATTGGCTAGATAAATATGGGGTGAGCGCAGATGTTGCCTAATTTATCTGATGAAGCAGTAGTCGGAATAATCA